CCGTTGCGGAAAGGGGTCTGAGCTATGGATAAATGGTGATACCTATCAAACCGATGGTAAAAAATTTGAATCTAATAATGGCTTAGAACGTATGTTAACGGCGCTCGCTGGTGATGGTCAATTCGGGACAGTAAAACTATTGAAAACCGAACGCAGCAAGGTTGCGGAATTGGCTAGTAGAATATAATGAGGGCGCAAAAGCGCCCTCCTTTTTTATTTGACTTTTTATAAATTTTATGTTATAATAAAAGAAAAACGGAGGTATTTTATGAGTAAAAAACCACTTGGATATCTCGGCGGCGATATTATGACACATGGAAGTAACCTTGCGCGCCAAGAGGAATACGATAAGTTTAAGGCTGCGGGCATTCCTGGAGAAGTATATAGCCCCGTCCAAAACAAATCTATCAATGACAAGTCTAATATGACAGAAGAGGAAAATAATCATCTAGCCGAAAAGATTTGTAACGCAGACATTGAACGTCTATGGAATAGTGATTATACAGTTCTATGTCCAGAACAGAGTGCTATCGGCACAATGTGCGAAATGGGCGTTTTGTATGGATGGAAGTATATGGCAACTAAACTAATTGAAATTATTATGAAGGCAATTCATAAAGATGAAGCTCCTACTGAAGAAGTTCTTCATAGACTGGCTGAAGAAATTGAACGCATTTATAATAAACTCAATTATGCTCACTATTTTGATATTCGCACCAACCATCTAAATGAGAAGGATTGGCGCCGCAGTTTCAGCATCAATCAAATGCTTTATGGAATGATTTTATATGCAACCGCAGATGGAACACTACATAATTCATTTGATGAAATTATTCCTATTTTACAGAAGGAATACTGTAAAGAAGAGCAAATGACATTTGAGTCAGAATGGAGGTAATAATATGACACTAAATGATAAAGTTTAGGTTGGAGACTCAACTACTAGCACAAGTACAACTACTACCTCTTCTTAGTGGTAGACTTATAACCCTTATAAAGCAGAGCAGGGCTGGGAATGCCCTCGTTGCGGCCGCATCAATGCACCTTGGGTAAGGCAATGTGACTGTTCAAGAGGTAATTGGACTATTACATCAGATTGGACATATCCAGGTAAAGGTTCACATGATGAATGGTGGAAAACTTATGTAACATGTGGACAAGCAGATGACATAACTAAAAATCCAAATGTATATCAAGTCGGCGGTAGTGACTATAAAGCAGGAGATACTTACGTAAATGTAGGTGGAACTCAATCCAATAAGGTTAATCCAAATTCAGTAACTACTGCTTGGAATACATATTCTACAAATACTATTCATACTGGAAAAACAAATTATAAGGAGTAAAATGGAAGAAATCATTTATTTTGAAATAGACAATTGGTTTGCTGGAAGAGATTATCCAAATACTCAACCCTTTTTGAGTTGGATGAATGATGATCTAAATTTGGCTTTTGCGAATGATAATTGGTGCATAGAAAATCGCCTATGTGTAGAAGCCGTACTAATTGATATGTCGGTATGCTTCTGTGTTACTGCTCCACGTTCTTGGGTAGAAGAAAATTGCCCAAAACTTCTAACAGATGAAGAATGCGGCAGTATAAATATCATATCGCATTATGACGCAAACACTGGTACGTTCGTAGATGAAAAGAAGTATGAACACTGCTCTTATTCCAAATTTATTTGTAAGCCAGATAAAGATGGAGAAGTCTACGGACGCATAAGTAATTTACATTTCGCGGAATATAAAGAGGAAAACTTCGGGGTTCATTGGAATGACGAAGAATATTATAATGATGAGGATGAAGAAGAATGAGTAATTTAATTTATGGAGTCAATGATAAGCCTAAAACAATAAAAGAATATTTAGGCTATTCATTTCAAGTTCTATTTTCTTGTATTACAGCTACTTTACTAATCGCGCTTATCTGTAATACAAATTTGCTCGCCGGCCTGGTCGCCGCAGGTATATCAACAATTTTTTTCCTATGTATTACTAAATTTAGGGCTCCTATTGTGATTTCTAATAGTGGAGCAACGGTTTCAGCTGTTATAGGAGCCATAGCGTTATCAGGCGCAGTAGAAAAGAATTTGCTAGGCGTAATGCTTGGTGGCGCTGTAATAGCAGTTATTTATTGTGCCGCGGCATTACTAATAAAAAAGTTTGGTATTGATTGGATAACTAAACTAATAACTCCAGTTATGTCTGGTGCAATTATTCTTATTATTTCAATTCAACTTGGGTTTTTTATTCCTACATACGCCCAAATTAATGGAGAATACTCTCTGTTAGGTATTGGAATAACTTTCCTTAGTATGCTACTTGTTCTTTTATGCGCCTTTTATGGTAAAGGTCTAATGAAACGCTGGCCAATTCTATTTGGCGTATTAGGTAGCTATATTATTTGTATTATTTTAACAATTACTAAGATAGCGCCACTAGTAGATATGAGTCATTTTCAAAACATGAAATTATTCGTATTACCCGATTTTGCTTTCTTGCATGTATCATTTACTAATTTTGATTGGAGCGTACTGCCACAAATTATTTTAAGTTTTTCTCTAGTAGCCTTAGGCGCATTAGCAGAACACCTTGGTGATATGATAAATGCTTCTAATATCTGCGGACGTAATTTCTTAAAAGACCCTTCGCTTTCGCGCACGCTCGCGGCTGATGGCTTAGGCAGTTTCTTAGGAACAGTTATTGGTGCTCAGCCAAATACTACATATACAGAAAATCTTTCTACTATTCTTATTAGTAAATGCGCGAGTGTTTATGTAACATTACTAGCCGCAATTGAACTCATTCTATTAGGTTTTCTTGGCCCATTTAGTAGTTTTATTCAAGCCTTACCCAACGCAACATTCGCGGGCGCCTCTATTTGTTGCTATGGTATGATTGGTGCTTCCGCCATTAAATTTTTAAAGCAGACATCTATTAATTTTGAAGATGAAAAGACACTTTGGATTTTTGCTATTATGTTAATGGTTGGTACTTCTGGTTTATCTATTACAAGTGGTGCTTTTAACATTAGTGGTATATGTTTAGCCATTGTAACTGGAATTATTCTAAATCTAATTATCAAAGATAAAAATAAAAAAGAATAAAAAAATCTCTAGAAAGAGAAGAAAATATTATATTTCTTCTCTTTCACTTCTACTATTCTAATGGAGGGATAAAGATGAACTTAAAAAATAAAATAAATAAAATGATTGAACTGGGTTTTACATTTGGGCAATTAGGAAAAATTTGTAATTGTCATCCTACTAGTATATCTAAATGGGTACGAGATGAACATAAAATTTCCGCACGAATGGAAGAGTCTATTGAAAATCATCTAAAATCCTTCACTAAACAATTAGATGAAGTATGGAGTGATTCAAATGAGAAGAAAGATTGATATGACCGGTTGGAAGATGTGGGAACATGGAGTTCCAGATAGTAAAGTAATTGTTATAGAAGAAGATCCTATAAGAAGTAAAGACGGCCATGTATAGTGGAAATGTTAGTGTAGTCTTTGTGGAAAATATTTTACAGCAATGGGCAAGGCTCTGCGTAATGGAAATACTAAATCAGATGGATGTTATCAAAAAATAAAAGCTTCAGAGAGTAATAGAAAAGATCTAACTGGACAACGCTTTGGTAAATTAACAGTACTAAATATATTACCAGAACGGCGTAATAATAGAATAGTCTATCATTGTAAATGTGATTGCGGCAACGAGTGTGATGTTTTAGCCTGTACTTTAAAAAATGGAAATTCTAAATCATGCGGTTGTTTTAGATCTGAAAATAATACAAGGCGTTTTGGTTATAATTTAACTAATCAAAAATTTGGTAAATTAACAGCATTATATCGTGTTAATAGTTCGCAAAAAGGTATAAATTGGTTCTGTCAATGTGATTGCGGAAAAACAGCAATCGTACGAACTGAATTTTTAATAAGCGGCCATGTACAATCATGCGGATGTATTAAGTATTCCATCGGTGAAAAAAATATCGAACAAATACTACAAGATAACAACATTCAATTTATTAGAGATAAAATTTATTTTAAAGACCTATTAGGCGACAGTGGTGTGCCACTTCGCTATGATTTTATTATATTAGAGAATGATAATCCTATACGACTTATAGAGTTTGATGGACCTCAACATACTAAACCTTCTGACTATTTTGGTGGAGACGAAGAATTTAAAAAAATACAACATAATGATAATCTTAAAAATGAGTACGCATATAATCATCATATACCATTGGTGCGTATCCCATACAAAGAGCGCGACCATATTACTATTGACTTACTTATGGGAGATAAATATCTTATTATTTGACAAATTATAAAAATTATATTATAATTTATATAGAAATAGAAAGGAGTATATTAAATGAATATCTATACACCCGAAAACATGGAAGAGGTAATTATTACAGTATCGCCATTGGAATATAAGCGTCTATATGAAATTATAGAAGACCATGCTTGTGAATATGGAACTAAAGGAGATATTATTTTTAATATACTCAAAAATATGGAAAAATTTAATAGAGAATGTGATAATAAAATTAAGGATGGGTAAAGTAGAATGCTTGCAATCAGACTTGAAAAATTGCTGAAAGAGCAGGAAGAACAAATAAAAAATCATGACGAGTCACTCAAAAAAGCACAGGAAGAAATTAAATGGCTTCGGAGAATGTTGAAAGAGCACGAGTGGATAAGCGTTAATGACAGGCTACCGAATTGTAATGGATGCTATCTTGTTTGGAGGCCACATTTTTATATTGGTAAGGGAATGCCCTCTATCTGCTATTTTGATGGACAAAACACATGGCATGATTCGTATGGTGTTGATTTTACAAGAATACTCAAGCCGGAAGATGTTTCACACTGGAAGCCATTGCCTGAGCAACCATAAGAGATAATAACATTGATTTGAATAATAATAAGAATGTTACAATCATTGCCTCTGTTCTAACACTAGGTGTATCTGGCGCCGTATGTAATTTTGGAGTAGTAAGCATCGG